TTAACGGCGTGTGTCGATTCAAGTACCAAGTCTTCGGACTTTAGCGTTTGCTATCAATATATAATCTAGTTATCAGTTGTTAAAGGTTATATATTGCGGGAAAGAGTGTAACTGTGTCTGTAATAAAAGGGAGAATATGGAACTAAGAGAACATCAAAAGAAAGCTATAGAAAAGATTGACGATTATTTCGGTCATGGGGTAAAGCGTATCGTATTGGGTGCGCCATGTAGCTTCGGTAAGACGGTTATCGCTTCTTATTACATGAAGAAATACCAAGATAAACGTAAAAGCGCTATCTTTGTTTGCGATAGGATTAAACTGGTTGACCAAACCATCAAGACGTTTAAGAATCAAGGAATTAAGTTTGGTGTACTACAAGCCAATCATCCAATGGAAGACTTTAGAAACCCGATACAAGTGGCTTCGGTTCAAACATTAAAAAACAGAACACAAAGCATCATGTCTAACTTTGACATGATTATTATTGATGAATGTCATATCCAGTATAAAGGATTGCTTAAATGGCTTGAAACACAAAAGAAAGCAAGGGTCATAGGTTTATCAGCTACACCGTTTAGTAAAGGCTTATCAGATTACTTTCAAAAGCTAATCGTTCCTATCAAACCAAGAGAACTGCTTGAGAAAAAGTTTTTAGCACCTGTAAGATACTTTGTAGGTCAATCAGTTGACACAACAGGCATTAAAAACAAATCCTTAGCAACAGGTGGCTCTGACTATCATCCAGATGAACTGGGTAGGCTCTACGAAGATAACAAGATACTAACAGGTCATATCGTAGCGAATTGGTTAGAATTTGGAGAAGATAAACAAACTATTGCTTTTTGTGCCAGTATCAAGCATAGTAAGTATTTAGTACAACAATTCCGTGAAGCGGGAGTCAAAGCAGAACACATAGATGGCTATACGGATATTGAAACAAGGAGAAAGTTATTTGAGCAACATAACCAAGGAGTATTTAAAATCTTATCCTGTTCAAGATTACTCAACACTGGTTATGACGAACCGACTGTAGCGTGTCTGATTGATTGTTTCCCTACCAAGTCATTAATCAATTATGTACAACGCTATGGTCGTGTCATGCGAATTGCTGATAAGAAACCTTATGCTATCGTACTAGACCACGCACAGAACGTAAAACGTCATGGTATGGCTGAAGATGTCATTCCTTATAAATTACATAAAAGCACAGAAAAATATAACGAAAAGAAACAAGTCAAACAATCCAAAAAGAAACCCATATCATGTCCGCAATGCCATCGTATGTTTACAGGCATTAAATGTTCATGCGGTTACACGCTACCTTTAACCAAGCGTATTGAATACACACAAGAAATGCTTAAAGAAATTGATAACGAACTTGATATGTTTAAGCCTGTCATGCGCAATGAAAAACAAGAATGGTACAGCGACTTGAAGACCATTGAGTTAGCCAGAGGTTACAAGAAAGGATGGGCGGGTAATATGTACAAGGCTAAGTTCGGTGTCTTTCCTGAGGGTATTGAGTACAAGTTTAGCCCTATTATTAACCCTAAAGTTAAGAACTTTGTTACTAGCCAACAAATACGATTTGCTAAATCAAAGAAGAAACAAGCTGTTAATAATTTCTTAGGCGCTAAACTTAACTAGTATGCTCTTTACCGTATTTCATTAAATCACGGAGTCTTTCTGCTCTTGGACCGACTTGCTTTGCCCAGAGTGAATCCATCATCTCTACAGATGCTGTTTCATAGTCATTGTCTTCTAAGGCTCTAATGAATTTCTTGAATTTAAGTAAACGAGTGATGCCTAAGTTAAAACACATATTAATTAATACACGCTTGCGTGTTCCATCTAGTCCGTTATAAAAACTAAAGTTCAGCTTAAGGTCAGAGACGCAAGAACGTATATCGTTTTCCAATAGATATTCAATTTCTCTTTCTGATAAGCCATTATCTTCAATGTTACGACCTACGCCGATGGTTAACTTACCTGCTGAGCATTTATACGGGTGAGTCTTAACGCCTTCATCACGCTTGAGTTCTTTTATGAGCGTTTGTCTGTCAGTAAAATCTAATTCAAACTCTTTGTATGCGTCTTCTATATCAGCCATTCTTCTTTCCTTTGTTAAATATCTTATCCCAAGCATCTTCAAACTGCTTCTTAGGAACTTGCATAGGTCTTTGTGTACTGCCTTTACTCATTTCATTTTCTTTTTCTTTTTCTTCTTAACAGGCTTAGTCCAGCCTTCTGTGGCGTAATAGGCTCTTGTTTGTTTTTTACTTTTGTAGGGCATTAAACGGTTACTCCTGTTTTTTTCTCTAGTTGTTGTCGAGACCTGTTAATTCTACCACAACCCCTGCATTGAAAACGCTGATAGACACCAGTATTTGTCATTTTCTTCCCGTTTTTCATTAAATCTTTAGAGCCACAGTTTCTGCATACGGGTTCATTAGAATCAATATACAAGGCACGATTCGGGTGAGCATCAATCCAACCCAACATATTGTGGTATAAACGCTCCATAATCACAACATCTTGTTTATTATATTTTTTCATAATCTTCCAAGCCTTTTCATCACCATCCATGCAATCTTTCCATAAGTCCATACCCATGTGCTTGACCTTGCTTCCAAGACCTAATTGCTGGCAAATGTAATCCAGTTTGTTGCTAGCAAACTTAAACTTGCGTCTGGCTACTTTCAGCAAATCTATTTGCTTGTAATCCAGTGGTGCTAATCCAAGCATGAAAAACTCTTTCTGCAAGGTAGGCATATCAAACTTTGCACCGTTGTAATGCACAACAGCATCGGCTTGTGAAAGTAAGTTATAGATGTTCTTAATCATCTTCTCTGGCTTAGATTCGTGTACCGAGTCAAAGATAACTTCCTTTTTACCATCCCACTTAGCAGCCCAACACATCGTGTAACCTGCTTCAATAATGTTCTTGGTGCTGATATCTTGTCCCCATAATCCCCATGTGTAGACTTTGTGAGGTGCTGTTTCTATGTCAATGTGTAGTATCTTCATTTAGTTCCCCTATATCAACTAATGCTGTTTGGATAACCATGCCTTTTGGTATGACCATTGGTGCGTTGATTGAGCCGTCTTCATCATAGTAATCAGTAGATAATACAAAGGCATCTTCATTCTCTGTTATGAAGAATCCGACAGTGGTTCTGGTGATAGGTTTTAGTAATTTAGCTTCTTCAATAGACAAATCCATGCTTCCGTCAATCCAAGCATCTTTCCATCTAATAGCTAGTATTTTCATTAATACCTGTTTAACACCCTTTCAATCTCGTCTCTTGCTGATTGCTTATCGGACACGATGCAGTCTAATACTGGACCATAATCCTTGCAGACAACAACTTCATCTTGAGTTTGATTTGATGTTGGTATGTATGTATTGGCGCAACTTATTAATATCATGATAAATATTAAGTTTACAGCTCTCATTCTTTATTGGAGTTACTTGCTCCAAAGTAAAAAGATATGACTGCTGAAACAAGTCCGCCCATGTAACCTAAGACTAGGTTAATCAGTTCCATAGAGTTCTGCTCTGGTGGCATCACAGTAATCATGGCGATGTAGGCACAAAAAAACAATACCATCGTAAGACCTATGATTTTTGCAGTCCAATCTCTTGCAAAGTGCGTTCTAGCGTCTTGCTTATCTGCTGTCTCTAATGCAAAAACATCGACTTCAAGTTCTTTCATTTTGACTTCAAATTCAAGCTCTGCGTTTTTAAGTGCTAAGAGTTGTTCTGGTGTAGCTTCCCTTACCGCTCTTTCAACAGACCTTGCATTAGGCTCACATCCTAAAGCATTGGCAACAACATTCATTGCAGCTCCGCCAAGTGGACCACCTAAAGCCTGACCTATTGTTGGAGCTACGGCTCCGACTACGTTTTTAAGCATATTCTTTAACATAAAGACCTTTTGATTTGCTCTGCTATATTAGAATGACGTTTACTCTGTTCGAGTTCTTTTTTAATCGTAAGATTTTCAGCCTTCAATAGATTGATTTCAGACTCTAGCTCTTGGATTCTGCGAGCCATTCTCATTTTTTCATCGGTCATACGACCATCATTTGTAAACATACTTCACCTCTCGGTAAACATATATGTTTATATTATATCATAAAATCAACGATTTAAAGCAATTTCTGCAAGTAGTAGTATCACTGCACCACTGCAAGTTATTAATATTAGTTCCAATCGTTTAATTCTGAGTATCGTTTCCTTCCACCTTTCCGCACAGACTGCCTCATGCGTAGACATATGTTTATCTATAGCATCCAGTCTTTCGTGTGCGTGTTCTAGGTCTCGTTTCATCTTGCTAATGGATTGCTAACTGCATCAAATGCTTCCCACAGCTGGTCCACTTCTTCTGCAAATTCACGCAATGCTCCTTCGTATTCTTCTACTGTTCGCTCAATACTCTCTACTAATATCTGATTATCTTCCACAATATCAGTATTAGTGTTTATTCTATCACGCAAATCCAGCAAAAGTTGTTGCTGTTGCATAATAGTTTCTAAATTAGCTCCTAAAGTGGCTAATCTAGCCTGTAGCGTGCCTATTTCGCTCTGGGCAAGGTTTTCCTCAACCAAGCTCATTCGACGCTCTAATGGGGCTAATTCAGGCACTACAATCGATTCTAGTTGTGACTCTAGGTTATCTACTCTGCCCATGAATTCTGCAAAGCCATAGATAAATCCACTTATAGTACTGATAATGGTAAAGCCAATGGCAAGATAGACTCCCTTAAACTTAATACCAGAGATATTAAGTTCTGTATCTTGTAGGCTCATTAGAAGGAATTGCCTGTGTAGATAGATTCGCCTGTGAAGTATATATCTTCTAAAGACTTCATTGCACCGCTTAAGAATCCGTACATAGAATGAAATGCCTGTCCGTTGTTGTAGAATGTAATCCCATCTTGCACTGCATTGTAAGCAACAGTCATGTTAGATAGGTTCACGTTATAGGCTTCTGCCACATCATCATTAGATGAGGTTAAGGCTTCGTTGTTAGAAGCAGCTAAGAAAGCAGCAGCATTAATCGCATGAGTTTGGACTGATTCTAAACTTGTATTGTAATTGTCAACCTGAGTTTGTGTTAAACCTACATTATTATCTTGAATGTAATCTTGTAATTGTTGTTGTTCTTGTACTGTATCAGCATTGCTGGCTTGTTCAAAGACATTGACTACAGTAATTAAAGATGTTGTAGCAGCAACGAAATCATCTACTGCACTCTCTAATTGGACCATCTCTGCTTCATGTGCGTCTTGAAGTAAAGCCTGAGTATTATAATAGACAGCATTTTGCACAGCAGATAGCGCATTATTATAGTTTGTCATCTGTAATTGCGTGATAAGTGCTTGGTCTATCGTATCTGTAGGTGCGATGCCACCAACGCCAGCGTAATAGTTTAACCCTTGTACAGCGTAATGACCTAAATCAACTGTATCTATAATCGATGAACTGGCATCAATTAAATCTTGAACTGTATCTGTTTGTGACTGTGCGGAATCTATCAGAAATAGACCGAGTATCAGTATTAATAGCTTCTTCATCTTCTCCTATCCTTAAAACTATATCGTAATATTCTCTGTTGTTATTATAATCTGGAATGAATGTTTCAGGGTTCATTCTCATGTAAATATATGCAATATTTCCTACAATTAATTGCCCATTGACAGTAAACGGACATGGCGTACCAGATTGGAACATACTAAACCATATCTGTTCTGATTCACACGCTCTGCTAACTGCTGCTATGTTCATGTTTAAAGTCTGTAATAGCTTGGATTCTCTGATTCTTAAACAATCTTTATCTACTCGGTAACTGCCATGTGACATACCAAGCAAACTTAACTGGATACTTCCGCCTGCACTGATAAGACAAGACTCACTACCATTAAACATATAACTAGGCGCAATAGCTGAAGGTGGAGGGGATGGAAATCCTGACCCTGCTCCAGTGTAATTATTGGTAGTATCAGTATTATTGCTGCTAACTGTAGAATTAACAGTATTGGAATTAAGGTCACCTGATTGTTGAGAATATGAGCAATAAGGCAATAATAGCAATAACCATAGGATACGTTTCATTTACCACTTTTTAACTCTAAGATAAGCGTAATCAGAATCTTTTAGTTTCTTTTTAACGTACTGAGTAAATTCTTGCGTTCCAATACCAGCACCGCACTCTTTTTGCCATTGCTCAGCAATCACAAAAGGAATACGACCTACAAATCTAAATTTAGCGTCTCCGTGCATACTAGGCGCATCATCTTGCGCTCTTTTGTTAGCTGTTAAGATGTCACCCACTTCTTGTGTTCTCACAATATGAAGTTTGTTATCTTGTTCAATCATTGTTTCTTTAATTTCGCTCATAATTCTCCTATGTAGAAAAGGGGAACCCGAAGGCTCCCCTCGTCATTACTTCAATTAAGAAGTTGTGCAGTCTGCAACAAAGCCGTGTGCAGCTTCGTTATCAACTTGCAAACCATACTCAACTGACATCAAGCGTCTTTCAGCATGACCAGTTCTAGC